GGCGCCAGTGGGGGCGCAATCTCCACATAAGGCAAAATCCTTTTTACCTTCTCCACGTGAGGTTTTGTAACAGTTTTCTTGGATATAATCTTTTCCAAGTCACTGGGATCAGAAACCGCAAGAAGCAAGTCAATAGAAGTCATGTTTAAATCCTCTCATTGATGGAAAAGAGCCTAAGATAAGTCGCCAGAAAGGCAATGTCCCGCAAACCGTATTTATCTGCGAGATAACGCGCTACCTTTTTTCGCGCATGATCGTGGTCACGCGCCACTACTTCAATTGAGAAGGGGATATTCACGGCAACATTATTATCGCCAATTCCCACAACAACGAAAATTTGCATATTATCCTCCACGGAAAAGATTGCTGATTAGGACTTCACTGGAAGTCTGTTGTGATTCTTCCCCAGAAGAATCGATTTTTGTGGCTTTGTCTTTGAATTTCTCCCAATGGGATTTCCTATCCTTGTCCGGGTCGAGTAAATCGAATTTGACGATTCCCTCGATATAGGAAATACCATTTATTTCTTTTGTTCCCACCTTCACGAAACTATAGGTGAGGATTTTGTTTCGGAAGATTTTCCGCGCGCGCGAGATTTGCATGCGGAAGGTAGTTATGTTCCGGATGTATATTGTTTCCTCTCTGTTGGACTTCAAAAGACGCAGGATTAGGTCATTAAGCGTTTTCTGGGATTCTGCGATCATTATTAGGTTCTATTTGGCGGATGGGGGAGTCTAGCGCGCGGATCCTGAACCTACGCTTAACGGATATCTTCACGGATTCTTCACGCGCTCTTCACAGGGCCTTCACATATTCTAAGGGATTGTGTTAAGTAATAGGATAAATGCTATTTGAGTTAAGGTGGGCGCGGGTGGAGGTGATGGCTCCCCTAGATGGGCGGATAACGTTACGTATCAGGGGATAACGAGGGATATCCTATTGATGTTTCAGGGATTTCAGCATAACAGGGGGGTGGGGCCTCTCCCTCTTTCTCCCTCCCTCTCCTCGCTCTTTTCTCTCTTCTCTTCTCTCTTATGCTCTTACTCTTCTTATTATTCTTCTAAAAAAAAAAAAAAATAATATAGATAGAGAATTAAGAGAATTAGGAATTGAGATAAAGAGGAAAAAGGTAGGGGGAGAAGGGGGGAAGGGGGAGGAGGCTGTTATGGTGAAATCCTTGAAACATCAAGGGGATATCGCGTGTTATCGCCTGTTACGTAGCGTTATCCTAGAGTTTAGGGGAGCGATGGCCGCCAACATTACGCGGCATATTCCAAATAAATAAATAGCGGTGGGGGCCGCTGTAGGGCAGCGGGGTGCCGACTCCATGCGCCCCTGCGCCTTCCTGCGCGGTCCCGCGCCCTGGTCATCACGCCTTGGTCGAGTCGCCCTGGGCATCGCGCGCCCGCGCACACTATAGGTGCTATTGCATCCCGTCGGACTTGTGCTATCATGCTCGCGCGGTATGGTGCCTTATGCTTATCTGCAATCTTTGTTTGCAATCTTGCATCTTGACTTCTGCGCATATGGCATTATACTGTCATCGCACTAGGGAATCGTCTCTAGTGCTAACCTAACAGGAGAGTCGCCACTATGGCCGAACAACGCCGACCGAGGTTGCCCATCATCAAGCGTTTCCGCGTACAGGATGATAGCCTCGTACCATCCTTGAATGCGGAAACGGATCCCTCTGCGCTTGTTTACGATTTCGCCGGGGATACCGTCGAAGTTTCTCTTGCAGACTTTGCAAGCCACCTTAAGAGGCTTGCGGCGTATGGGCTGCGCGCCCTTCTCAATAGTGCCTTCACTGGCGCTGAGAGTATCGCCGAGGCGCGTGAAGCCTTTGATGAGAAGGTTCAGTCTGTTCTGGACGGGACATTCTCGGAGCGTGGTGGCGAGCGTGGGATCAATACTCGCCAGTTTTGCAGCATTCTTGCGGCGCTTACTGGCAAGTCTGAGGCGGAAATTCTCGCAACGCTTCAGGCAAAAGAGGCGGCCCTCGTCGGTAAGGATATTCAGGAGAGGACCTTGAGGAACGGTGAGGTGATCGAAGAGGATGCCTTCGACCGCTGGATCAATGCAATTCGCAGCAGGCCCGACTACAAGGCGAAGGCTTCGGAACTCTTCCCGCGTCAGCGCAAGAGCAAGGCGCAGGCAGCGAGTATCGAGGACTTGCTCTAATCGCACGGGGGGATGGGCGCGGGTCCATCCCCCCATTTTTTTGGGCGAAACGCCACAGTTATAACCCCCTGCGAATTTTTCCCCCATTTTTTTCTCCCCATAATTCATTTTCATTTTCTTCCTAACTCTTTACCTCTCTCTATTTTCTCTCCACCTCTTTTCTCCCTCTCCCATCCCCCGCCCGCCGCGCCACCTTTCTCTACTTCCCCTCCATCTCGCCCCCGCGCGCCCAACCCTGCTACCACACTCCTACCACTAATCTAATTTCCCCGCCGATGACCGCAACCCAAATCAAATCTATCAAAACGTGGCACCATGCGATCATCGACGAGATAATCGCATTAGGCCCCAACTTCTCCCTCGCGGAACTCTCCCGCAGGACCAACTACTCCATTGCTTGGCTTTCCATCCTCTTAAACAGCGACCTCTTTAAAGCCGCCTTATCCAAGCGCCGCGCCGCCCTCGCCGCCCTAATCGATCAAGATATTAACGCCAAACTCTCCGCCACTACTAACGTCGCGCTCGATCGTATGCGCCATCTTCTATCCACCGCCCAAACTCTCGAAGAAGTAAATGAATCCGCCGATCTTCTTCTCCGTTCTCTCGGCTATGGCGTTAAAGGTTCCGCGCCCCCGCCGCACGCACCACAAACAAACCTCCAAGTAAACATCGCCTACATGCCCGATAATGTAGTCTCTCGCGCCCGCGCCCAAATTGGTAAGAAGCATGAACCCAATTTACTTTCAGCGCCCGCCGGTGAATCTAGCCGAGACACTAACCTCAGTGACTCTAATCCCGCCTCCTCAATTCAAGAAACGCGACAACTCTAAAGCAACTCCGGCCCAGAAGCGCGGCATCTGGTATCAAAAGAAAATCCTCTCCGAATTAAGCCGCGAACACGGCGAAGATTTCATCCCCTCTCCGTGGTTCCGCTACGGCTTTCGCTACAACAATACCACCCACTATAACATCTGCCAGCCCGATGGCATCCTTCTCAAACTAATCGACAGCAAACTAATCATCACCATAATCGAAGTTAAATTAGCCCACACCGCGGACGCCTATTTCCAACTTTTCGACCTCTATCTCCCCGTCCTCCAACACTACTACTGCGAACACACTCCCTTCGTCGAATTCCGCCTCCTCGAAATAGTGAAATTCTATGACGCCCGCAAAGTATCTCCCGCGCGCGTCCATCTAACCCCCAACATCTTAGACCTTCCCCCCAACGAATTCTGTGTAAAAATATGGACACCCAAATAACCCTAGACGAAGCAATCGACTTAGGCGCTAAAGATGGCCTCTTCTTCTGCTACTTCTTCTTCCCTGAATCCTTCACCCTTCCCCCGCCTCAATGGCAAACTCAATTCTGGAATGACTTTGACGATCCACAAACTCGCTACATTTGCTACGAAGTATTCCGCGACGGTGGTAAAACAACTACCTTTCGCGCTGCCTACGCGCGTCAAATCGCATACGGCCTAACACGCACCGGCCTATTTCTTTCCGAATCCCGCTCTCACTCCCGCCGCTCCCTCGATTGGATTCGCAATAAAGTCCTCTATAATAAACGCTTTGCCACCGCCTTCGGGCTCCAAATTGGCAACACCGACAACGCGGACGAACTAGAAATTATAAATACCGCGTTAGGCATCAAAACAACCCTTATTGCGCAAGGCATTGAGGGTCAAATTCGCGGCATCAATCAAGATGATGCCCGCCCTGATTTCATCCTCTGCGATGATATCAGCTCCTACGAAAGTTACCAAACCCCCGAAGCGCAAGACCGCATTGCCGAGATCTTTTTCGGCGCCGTCTTAAACTCGCTCGCGGCGGCCAGCATAAATCCCCACGCGAAATTAATCAACATTGGCACGCGCGCCGGTGCCAAAGACGTTATCGCGCGCTGCAAACTCGACTCTCAATTTCTCTGCAAAAGTTATTCCGTCTTCTCTCCCGAAGGCACTTCCACGTGGCCAGAAAAATGGCCAACTTCCGTCCTCCTCAAAGATAAAACTTCCGCCGAACAGCGCGGCCAACTTTCCACTTGGCTGCGCGAAAAAGAGTCCAAATTCGTTATTGGCGATCAAACCGCCTTCAAGCCCGAACATCTAAACTTCTACACTCACATTCCCGATGACGCCGTCTATTTTATCGGCGTTGATCCTGTTCCGCCGCCGAGCGCGCGCGAAATCGCCGCCGGCCTGCGCAATAAAGATTGGGAAGTATTCTCCGTAATAGCCTATCATGGCCGCTCCCTCTTCCTCGAAGAACAAATAGCAAACAAGGGCCATGAAATAGATTGGTCCTTAACCACCTTCTTCTCTCTTCTCCAACGCTACCGCCCTCTTGCAGTCGGCGTAGATGCTAACGGTTATCAGCGTACCCTAGCCCGCGCCTTCCAGCGTGAAATGGATTCGCGGCGCATCTATCGCACTCAAATTGTAGAAATCTCCGACCGCCTATCCAAATTTCACCGCATTACTCAAGCCCTCCTCCCTTTCGCAACTTCCAACAATCTTTTTGTCAAAGCAGCCCACACTAACTTCATCGAACAATTCACCGAATATCCCGGCTGCGCGCATGACGATCATCTAGAATCTGTCGCACTAGCGGTCCTCGCGCAACAGGAAGCATATCCCTTCCTCCAATACGGGCAAAACATAGACAAAATCTATGAAGAACTCGCAGAAGAGGAAGAACATATGCCCGCCTTAATTCCCCCACCCGGCTACGGGGCTCCCTAATGTCCTTAACTGACGAACTTCGTTACGGCAGCGAGAAGCACACCAAAATCCGTAACCTACTTACGGATCTCCTTCTCGCTTTCAAAAATTCCTCCTCCACCTTGCATGAAAATTGGCGCAAGGATGAAGAACTCTTCTACGGCTATATCGACACGCCCTTAGACGAACATAATTCGCGCCCCGGCAAAGACGAAAATAATCGACCCGAATATAAAACTCTCCGCATCCCCTATTCCTATGCCGCGGCCATGACCGCGCACACCTACATATCTTCCGTCTTTCTCTCCCGCGCCCCCATCTTTCAAGTAGAAGGCCGCAACAGTCTTGCCCAAGATTCCGAACTCGCGGTCGAATCCTACCTAGATTATCAAGTCCACGCCGGGCGCATGAAAATGCAACTTCATAATTGGCTAATGGACCCCTTCCGCTACGGCCCCGGCATTGTCGGCTGCTACTGGGAGAAAGAACAAACCCATGTAGGCGAGATTGTCGACACCAAAGATGTTCTCTCCGAACTAATGCCCGGCCTTTTCCCTTCCAAGAAAATCTACATCGAACGCCCGGTCACCACATATCTCGGAAATCGCGTCTACTGCGTCCGTCCCTTTGACTTCATCTGGGATACTCGCTACAGCATCTTGGAATTCCAGAAAGGCGAATTCTGCGGTGAGTTTAGCGAGATCTCCCTCAGCGCCCTTCGCCGCGGTGCGAAAGACAAAACCCACATCGCCTACAACGTAAAAATCTTCGAGGATTTAGCAAGCCATTACGAAGATTATTACAAGAATGGCGGCGGCGCGGATCACGCCGCTATAGAACCCGAAGATAAAAATTGGTACCGCAACCTTATTTCCGACTGGAAGAATAAGAAGAAGAATGCTCACTCTATCTCCGTCGTCGACATTTACCTCAAATTAGTCCCTAAAGATTGGGGCCTCGGCTCCGGTGAAAATGAAAGCATCTGGTATTTCTGCTTAGCGGAAGATCGAATCATCCTAAGCGCGCGGCCCGTTCCCAACAGCCATTCGCGCTTCCCCTACGCCGTTCTTAGCAACGACATAGACCTTTACAAACTCGCCCCGCGCTCTATGATGCGCACGGTCGAGCCTATGGAAGACGTACTAAACTGGCTCATCAATCAGCACTTCTACAACGTCAGAAAGCACCTAAACAACAACGCTATTATCGACCCTTCAATGATCGTCGTTAAAGATCTCTACACTAAGCAACCGGGCGGCTACATCCGCAAACGTCCTATTGCTTTCGGCAAAGACCCCGCGTTCGCATACCAGCAAATTCCTACCACCGATATTACGCGCGCCCATCTCAGCGACGTGCGAATGATGGAAGAATTCGCGCAACGCATCCTCGGTGTCAACGACAATATTATGGGCTTAGTCAATCCTGGCGGCCGCAAAACCGCGCAGGAAATTCGCGTCTCTTCTTCTTTTGCCACCAATCGCCTTAAGACTTTAGCGGAATGGTTCTCCGCCACCGGCTTCTCCGAACTCACCAAAATGATGATCCTTAACTCGCAGCAATTCATGGATGAATCTTTAGTCCTCCGCATCGCCGGCGACATTAAGCGAGATAAGACTATCAACGTAGATAAAAGTGCGCTTGAAGGACTCTTTGACTTCGCGCCTGTGGATGGCACCCTGCCCGTTGACAGATACGCAGTTGCCAATCTAATGCGCGATCTTATCGCCCAGATCGCCTCCAATCCCGCGCTCGCGCAACAATACGACCTCTTAAGCATGTTTGAGTACGTCGCATTGCTTTCCGGCGCGCGCAATATCTCGCGGTTCCGCGTCCAAGTCGTTCCCGATGAAATGGCAGCGCAGATGGCCAATAATCCCAACATGACCCCGACCGCGGCTTCCTCCATTGTTCCTAATCCTACGCAACTTCCTGGTATGGGGCCAATTACTCCAATTCCTGCCTAACCGCTTCGGCAAGCGAGGGAGCGAGCGAAGCGAGCGACCGAGCGCGCAGGCTCTTGCTTTTCGGTCTTGCGACAAGATCCGATTATGCGGCAGACTTACGCTCTGGCCGCGCGCCCTGTTTCTTGCGCTGGTGGCTTGCTTTTGCTTTCCTACGAAGCGCGGCAGTCGGGGCGGTCGGCGCCGCGCGGCAGATGTTACTCGCTTTTGCTTTATCATCGTGGAGAGAAAATGGAAGAAAGTAGAACTTTTGACATTATAGATCCTATAGAAGCTATTTTAGGTAATATTCTTTCCAATTATTGTGATTCTGACGGACTTCCCAAGGATTATATTGTTCAGCAATTTTCTACTTTCATGAAAAGTGATGCGGGGAAGTTTTTGGTGGCATTAATTACTTCGTGGATTTATGATGATATGAAGACTATAAGTCATACGCCTTTGCGCCCCTACGTTAAAGACGGCATGCTAATTTCTGTAGCGGATCAACAGACTTATAGAGATTATATTATTGCACAAAGTGCGGGACTTCGCAAAGTTCTCGCATACATCCAAAACACGATTTCCGAACTTGAGGCAAAACGAGTAGAGCAGAATGAACAAGGACATTGAAACTTTATTTGCTACGGCTAATGCTCTTCCGCCGAAGACTGGGAATAATGAGGCTAATAGTACCAATACTGATACTAATGCTAATACTGATGTTAATGCTAGTGCTAATGCTAATGTCGCTGCTGCTGATGATGTTCCTTCTTGGCTTTCTAAACTGAAAGATCCAAACTATGATCCTTTTACTCCCAACTTTAATACTACCTCGGAGCCGGACGATACTGACGTAAAGAATGAGGATGTTCAGGCTCAAGAAGAAGAAAAGAAGGAGGAAAAGCCTGCTGAAAGTGCGGTAGTAGAAGAACCGCCCTCTTTAACTCCTGAACAACAGGCCGCTTTAGAGAATGAGCGCCGCGCGACGGAAGCGGCCTTAGAGAATGCGCTCGATAAGTTTTATGCTATTCCTGATGATATTAAATCTACGCTGCCTGAAGGTGTTGGCGAATTTTTGCAGAAGCAGCAAGTCCGCGCGCACAAAGCTGTTGTGAATCATATCTCTGCTATTCTTACCAATATTCAGCAAAATGTTCTGCCTAACCTTGTTGCTAATTTAGTTCAGAATCAAGGTAAGGTTGTTGAGGCCGAGCGTGAATTCTACGCTATGTATCCTCAACTTAGCGATCCATCTTTAAAGAAAGATATTTTAGACGCGGCACAAGTTCTTGCTCCTAAGTTACAGGGCAAGAATCTTAAAGAGCGCATGACCATGATCGGGGCTTATGTCGCTCTTACTAAGGGACTTGATCCGCGGCCCTCCACTAGCGCAGGCTCCACTAGCAATAGTGTTGCTTCCGCTTCTGGTAATATCCCTCCGTCTAATGCTCCAATTATTCCGTCGCGGGCGGCTGCTGCTACCCCGGCAATCGGAGCTAATCGCACTAAGCCTACTGGTAGAAATGCTGACATTGCAAGTCTTTGGGCAGCATTCAACCAGTAATAGCACTTTGGAGGTAACTTGAAATGACTACTCCTTTTGCTGGTTTGCGCGGTTCGCGGGACTTCTCGAACAACGAGTACCCGCAGGACTATCGCGAACTTATTCTTCGTCTTTCTCCTAATGGGGATGCTCCTCTTTATGCTCTTATGTCGCAGTTAAGTGTTGAACCGGCAACTGACCCGCAGATTAACTGGTTTCAGGAAGCACTTGATGTTCCTAACCTGTTTTCTGCGACTGGCGTTTCCGCTTCTTCTACTGTTATTGATTTTGATTTGACGCAGTCTGGCACGCGGTTAGATGGTCGCGCGTTCACTCCTGGTGATATTCTGCAAATTACTCGACAGATGGCTACTTCATATACCCATGCTTCGCAAGAATTAGTGCAGTTTGTTTCTACTAACGCTGGTGGCACCCAGATTACTGTTGTTCGTGGTTCTTATGGCACTACGGCAGTTGCTTCTGGTGCTAACTGCTGGGTTACTAAAATCGGTAATGCGTTCGCGGAAGGTACTGCCTCTCCGGGTGTTGTTTCGCGTAACCCGGTTGAGCGTTTCAATTATACGCAGATTTTCAAGACGGCGTACTCAGTTACTGGCACCGCTATTGCTACTAACTATCGTACTGGTAATCCGTTAAAGAATGATCGTATTCGTAAACTGTTTGACCATTCTGCGGCTATTGAGTATGCAATGCTCTTTGGTCGTAGGTGGGCTGGTACTGGCGGTCCTAATAACAAGCCCCTTCGTACTATGGGCGGTATTACCGATCCTAACATTGGTGTTCCTTTCTATCATCTTGCAGTTTCTTTCACGGAAGATACGCTTCTTAACGTTTTTGAGCCGATGTTTCAGGCAACTATGCCCGGCATTCCGGACGAGCGTATCGCGTTTGTTGGTAACGGCTTCCTCAATAGAGTGAATGCTGTTATCAAGAATAGTGCTTCTACTCAAATTCGATATGAAGATACTATTAAGGTCTTTGGGATGGAACTTAAGCTTATTCGATTCCCGTATGGTGTCGTCGGCTTTAAGACCCATCCGCTTATGAACCGTAATGCTCGCTACACTAATTCTGCTATTGTCATTTGCCCGCCGCTGCTTGTTGCGCGTCCTCTGCGCGATACGGTGGAACAGAAGAATATTCAGGCACCGGACGAAGATCAGCAGAAGAATCAATTCCTCACTGAAATTTCCCTTGAAGTGCATTTCCCCGATATGATGGGTCACATCCATTATTCGGGCCTGTAAGCCAGTAAGCGAAGATGGGGGAGTCTCACTCCCCCATCTTTTTATGGGAGCATTATGGAATGTAAGGTTCTGATTGCAATTCCGTGTAGAGATACAATCGATGTAGATTGCTTTAACTCTATTATTAAATTGCTTCAAGCTAATATGACTGTGAAGCATAAGGAACCTATTACTGGCGTGACTTTACTTCCTTTCACTATCCAAGGTTCTATTTTGCCGCGAAGTAGGGAATATTCTATTAGAGAAGCAGTTAAACAGAATTGTACGCACATTTTGTTCGTAGATAGTGATATGACCTTCCCCGATTTACTCTTGCATCGTTGGCTCTATTTAAATAAGCCGGTGATTGCTGCTAACTGCGTTTTGCGAAAAATTCCTTCTAACACGACCGCGCGTGTATTTAAATTAGATGAAAACGGGAAGGAAGCCCATTACGCGGTTAAGACTACTAAAGATAAGGCAGATAGGGGTGTTATTGAGGAAGTAGATGCAGTAGGCACTGGCTTGATGCTAATTCGCCTCGCGGATATTAAAAAGATCCCTGAACCGCATTTTTGCATGCTCTGGAACGAAGAAATTCAAGATTATAAGGGAGAAGATTGGTACTTCTGCGACAAATTGCGTGAATATAAAGTGCCCATATTTGTAGATCATACAGTTTCATGGGAAGTCGGGCATATTGGTAAGTTTATTCATACACATAAGTTAATTCAACATGCCGATATGTACGAAAGTTTGAGGCAGGAAGCCTTAGCCGCGGAGAAGAAAGATGCCAGGGTCTGAAAATAATCACCACTATAAATCTTTTTTTGAGGGCATGCTAAAGTTAATTCAGGTAATATTTCTACCCGCTGTCTTTTGGCTTTATATGCAAATGTATACGTTGACTGCAACACAAATTCAATTGACTAGTGATGTAAAGCATATTACTATGCTTGTTACTGAATTGAGAGAAACTACTGTTAAGAAAGAAGTTCAAACTATTATTGATGCTCGGCAAGATTACGAGATTAAGGCTATTGAGCGAGCAGGGAAACAACAGGAAAAGACTAATGCATTTAATAAGGGAGAATGATGACGGGGAGTCATTAACTGGCATTTTATATTTCAACTCTTTTAAACTCTATTCACTAGAACGTAGTTGGGCATCAGCTATTAAGCCAATTCCCGCAGGGAGATATAACCTTGTCCCCCATAACGGCGTCAAATTTAAAGATGTTTTTGCTCTCGTTAATCCTATTCTCGGTGTTACTCACATTCTTTCTAATACGAATCATCCAAAACCTAGGACAGCGATACTCATTCATCCGGCTAATTTTAGTTACGAGCTTCGTGGCTGCATTGCTTTGGGTATGGTACGTGACTATATTCGCGCTAGTAAATCTGTTATGGTGAAACGCAGCCGAGAGGCTGTTAAGTTATTCACCGATTACGTTAAGACTTTGCCAGAGTCTGAGCGTATCTTGGAGATACGAGAAGATGCAGTCGTACGCAATTTTCGTGCACGGCTTCAACGTCAAGGATGACGGACAACATAGCATCGATACACTAAAGCCCGCAGTTAGCCATTTTCGTAATATCCACGCTGTGGATTATGATTATGGCTGGCTCGGGCTTTTTGGTGTTCGCTTTTTGAATTGGCGCTTAGGGAAAGCGTTAAGTGGCATGATCCAGAATCAAGATATTTTGGTAGGTCATAGTAATGGGTGCGCGGTAATTTATAATGCTGTTATGCGTAGTCAATATGGCTGCGCGCTCGCTTTCTTTGTAGCGCCGGCTCTAGACTCTGATGTGGAATTTCCGCCAGAAAAGTTTAGGCGTGTTGTTGTTCTGCATTCTAAGCACGATATTCCTGTTCGTTTGTCTAAATATCTACCCTTCCACACTTGGGGCGAAATGGGTGCTTATGGTGCTAAGCATCCTAATGTCAAAAACATAGATTGCACGCAGTGGGCTAAAGGGCATAGTGCGTACTTTGCCCCGGAGAATCAGCCTAAAACTCGAGCAATCTTAGCCGCGGAGATCAGAAATGCGTTCGCTACGTCTGCTAGCACTAAGCTTCGTGATTCTGTTGCCGGGATGCGCAACACTGATGGGTGATGCTGCTTATACCTACATTAAGACTAAAGATGGTTGTGAGATTAGGATTGATTCTCGCCGCGCAATCCAATCCGGGGCAAATATCAGTATTAATGGGTGTGATGTTACTGTAAGTACGGGCGCGTTGGATGCTCCAGCGCAGCGCGATTTAGCTCTCTTCACTTTACTTAACAATATTCTTCCCGTAACTATCAAGGAGTCTATCAATGTCCCTAACAGCCGACCGCGCGATTGATATGGTGTTTAAGCGTCTAGGGAATAGGACGCAAACTACAGCGTTGAGGCAAAGTGTTATTAATGAATTGAATGCCGCGCAGATTGAATTTGAATCTGGGCCGGAATTTCCTTTTTTTCTTGAGAAAGTAACTGAGGCTAATCAAGTACTGCTTAATGCTAATTCAGAGTTTGAAGTTCCTTCTGATTATCTTGCTTTTGTTGAAGAGAAGCCTGTTACATATGTTAAGGGCAATGATGAAGTTGATTTAGAACTTCGTCCCTATGATGAGCTTATTGCAAAATATAATTCAAATGCTGAAGGTATGCCTTCATTCTTTGCTCGCAAGCGCGCAACCCGTTATCAAGTTTTTCCTAAAGTTAGTACTGGGTATATGCGTTTGTATTATTATGCCAAGCAACCTTTACTTTCACCTGATGGGACTTTACCCCCGGTTGTTGAAAATTATTGGTACCGATTTGCCCCTTATCTTCTTGTCTGCAAGGCCGCGTATGAAATTGCTGGAGGATACTTGAAAGACATGGCTTTGGCAGAAAAGTTAAAGGCTGATACTGCGGACAAGTATCAGCAGATGATTAGTTTGAATGTTTCACAAGAAAGCAATCTAAGGGATTTGTCGCAGATGCCGCTTCGGAATTGGAGTAAAGTGTAATGGGTCTGGAAACTGCAACCTATATAAATCAGTTAGTTCCCTCTAATCCGCTCGGAACGGATTTACTTAGTCAGGCGGATGATCATATTAGATTGTTGAAGACTGTTCTGCAAAATTCTTTTCCTAAAGATTTGAGAGATGTTTCTTCTCCTTCTAACGGCGTCCCTCTTCGTTATAATGGCACCTCTTTTCGAAATTATAACAACGGTTATTACACCAACCTGGAAGTTACGCAAAATTTGACTTGTAATTCTGGTTTTCCTACTACACTTACCTATCAAAACGAACTTCAAGATGATTTAAATATTTATAGTGGTAGTGGTAGCGATTTAGTTATTCCTGCTAATTTTCCTGTGGGAGCTTTTGGTGTATATTTTTCTTTAGTATGTGGTATTCCTTCTAATGTACCTAACGGAGGTTATATTCAACTTGAGTTAATTAATGTTACAAGTACTAGTCGTAATCCTATGCGTGGCGCGGCTCAGAGATTTTTTCATTATATTATTCCACCTTCGACCAATCAGCCTCAGACTTTACCGCATTTTAGTGGATTGCTTTTTATGCAACCTCATAACAACACTCGGGTTAATACTGGTGATGTCCTTCGAGTGCAAGTAACATATCAGAATATGACTGGAAATATTGTTAATGGCAATGTTCAAGCTTTTGTTCTCTAATGCAAATTGTCCATGTCGGAGAGTTGGGCGCTATTGGAGTAGTTGAAGATGTCCCACTCTACGATCAACCCCCTAATGTATTTTCTAAACTACACAATCTTCGTCCGTGGGGTGGAAATATTGAAAGCGTGTTTAACTATTCTACGCAATCACCCTTTAATGTTATAAGTAATGCTAATTCTGTTGGATATTTTGAAAAAAATGATATACGTTATTGGGTAAGCGGGAACACTACTACAGTCTATATTCATAATGGTTCTTCTGGCGTTAACTTAGATACAGGTTTTTCTGCAACCAATACAATTGGCTGGCAATTTATCCCATTTCAGGGACTTCTAGTTTACAATAATGGGGTTGATGTTCCGCAGTATTGGACTGGGGCTTCTTTTACTAATGGTGCGGGCGAGCCCTTACCTAACTGGCCCGCTACTTCGCGCGTTCGCGTTATGCGCGCCTATAAGAATTTCTTGATTGGCTTATATGTAACTGATAACAATACGGTCTATCACACTAGGGTTGCTTGGGGTAATCCTGCGGAGCCCGGATCGGTTCCTTCTACGTGGAACCCTAATGATGATACCGCGGATTCCGGTTGGTTTGATTTGGCAGATACGCCGGGGCCGGTGTTAGATTGCGCGCCTTTAGGTGATGTTAATGTGGTGTATAAGAGTGATTCGATATGGGGCATGGTGACTACAACCGATGACCGCGTTTTCCGTTTCTATAAAATATCTTCTTCGCAGGGCGCGCTCGGGATTAATTGTATTGCTAATGTTCCCGGCGGTCATGTTGTTCTTGGTAATGGTGATGTTTTTCTTAATACTGGTCAGGGCGAGCCGCGCAGTTTGGTTAATCGTAAGGTTCGCGAAGCCATCTTTGATCGGATTAATATTAATAATGCACCATACGCTTTTGTTACCGTCCAACCCAGATATGAAGAGGTTTGGATTTGTTTACCGTCGATTGAGCCGGTTGGTGGAATTTATCCTTGCAATCTCGCTTATACTATTAACTATAGAACTGGCGCAATCGCTACCCGTGATTTACCTAACGTTATGGCTGCTGATTTTGGCTATCCCGCTGCATCTGCAACTGCGCTTACTTACGCGGGCGCAACTGCTACTTACAATACTGCTGGTGTCGCTACATACGATATACAGAATTTTGTGAATGAAGAATCGTCTCTTCTTGCTTGTGTTTCTTCTACTGTCGGTGGTTTATTAGTTATGGATCAATTTGATTCTACAGTTTCGCGGCCTATGGCTATTATGGAACGAGCCCAAGTCGCTATAACTGGGCGGGATTATAAGAATCAGATTATTACAGATTCTACAGTGTATAAGACTATCTCTAATATTTGGTTGAAAATGCAAGTAGAGGGTGAAGTTAAAGTAGTTGTTGGTTTGGGAGATCAGCCATTCTTTAACAGTCCTATTCGTTGGGATACGTTAGGATATTTTCGAGAAAGATATAATTCATATGAACAAGTGGGAGATGATCCTGCAGATGCTGCTAATCCTACTGTCGCGGCAATCAGGGCAGATGTGCTAATTACTAGCCTTCTTCCCGCAATACTTGTTACTTTTGATTTTACTTCCTCACTTCCAAGTAAAGTTAAGGTAAGTGGGTATGCGTTGGCGGTAAGCCCTAGCGGAATTTCCTCACATGTCTAAAACTGGCACAACGCTGCAAGGCTTAGACGAAGCTATTAAAGAGCAGATTAGAATTTATGTAGAAGATTTATTGGCTGAACGTATTAGGCGTCTTAGGTTGGAAGTTTTACATGCGCCGCCAAAGAGGCCGCGTGAGGGTGATATCGTCGCCGCTGATGGCGTAGATTGGAACCCCGGTAGCGGTGCTGGTACTTATGAATATATAAATAATTCTTGGCGTATTCTTTATAATTCTGGTGCTAGTGGTGGTCAGGATGCTATTCAATTTAAAGATGAGGGAACTAATTTAGGCGCCGCGGGTACTGTAAATACAGTCAATTTTGCGGGGCCTAATATTGTAGCCTCTAGGGCTGGCAATACTGTTACGTTAACCCAAACCCCGCAAACTATTACTTTAACAGGCGATGTTACTGGCTCGGGCACGGGCACTTTTACTGCTACGATTGCTAATGATGCCGTAACTTTTGCTAAAATGCAAAATATCTCTACTAACACTTTTATTGGTCGTACGACTGCTGGCACAGGCGATCCTGAAGCTTTAACTATGACTACTGCACGGAGTATGCTATCTATCAATAATGTAGAAAATGTCGCCCTTTCTACGTGGACGGGCTCTACTAATCTTAGCACTTTATCTAACACCGGAGTTTCTGCCGGTACGTATCCATTAGGTAGTATGTTTACTGTCAATAGTGCGGGACGTTTAACTAGCGCGCTTAGTCCGACTATTTCGAGTGCAACTTTAAATGCCGGTAACAATAATGATTTAACTCTTAATTCAAATACTATTTTAATGACGCTAACAGGAAGCAGTGGAAGTACTCTTACCGGTATTTCTTCTACTAACAGAGTAAATGGTTCTAGACTTATACTTGCCAATCTTGGAGCGAATAAAATTACTTTGGCTCATAACAACACTAATTCTAGCGTAGGTAATAGATTATTTTTAGCTGGTCAAGTAAATTATTCACTCGATGTAGGTACTTATATAGAATTTATTCTTGATACTTCAAATGGATTCTGGCGTGAAATTAATCATACCGGTGTATTAGTTTCTAACGGGAATGCTACTAGAACTGGTTTAGGTTTTGCTGAAGATCCTAGTACCGGGTTTTATAAAGTTGGATTAAGTAATACTATTAAAGTGATGTGCGGTGGTAATGAAATAGCATCTTTTTCCTCTGGTTTTTATTCAGACGCATATTTTTCTGTGCCTATTGCATCCGTTATAACTTCTGATCCTTCTAATTTATATAATGGCATGCTTTGGTACAACAACGCTACACATAATTTTAGGGGTAGAGTTAATGGAAATACTTTTAACTTTTTAATGTCATCGGACATTAGCGATGTTGTCCGGTGTTTAAATAGGAATAGTGCTAATAATGGCCCAAATAACACTACGGCAGAAACTACTGTATATTCTTATGCTATTGATGGTCCGACTCAGATGCGTGGTAGGACTGTTAGAATTACTTTACACTACGAACATTTCAACAATACTGGGGTTGATCGAACCTATAGACTAAGAGTAAAATTTGGTGGTACTACAATGTATGATTATACGGCTACTGTACCTACTGAGTCTATTGTCCGTTGTGGTGTAGTGGAATTATTTTTAACAGATAATAGTAGTAATACTCAAACACTGCGAGGATTTTGGATTCAGGCTGTAGGTGCTAAAACTGCTACTGTTGGTTATGGTCCTGTAGATGAATCCAATCACGTCACTGCTTTACGCGGAGTTAATGCATCCATTGATACTACTTCTGCTGGAACAGATAACATAGAAATTACTTGTACTCTTTCAGCTGCTAGTACAAATCTTTATTTCCGCAATATTCAAACAATTTTGGAACTTCTCCCCTAACACGAGGAAAGAAAAATGAGCAACGCTGATTACAACCGCGATTTGAGCGAACTTACGCGCGAATTGTTCAACGTTGAACAATTGCGTAAGGCGTTTGAGCAGAAGTACAATGTTACTATCACTGATTTGGATTTGAGTCCGGGCACTATTGTCCCGAATGATGATGCTAAGTCTGAATTTGATGAACGAGGTTATCATCGTACTCTCGGTATTTCGCGACCGGATGAACATGGCTTTGTTCGTTTCAAGAGTTTAGATGAAGCCATTGCGACGAGCGGAGTTAAAGGTTTTCCTGCTTATGTTAGCTCAATGGAGGCTCTTGAGGCATTAAAATTAGCCAAGAAGGAAAGTCAACAGTATAAGTGTGTTGCGGCTAATGCTGCCTACGTGCAATTCTTAGGCGGTTGGACCGGCGCGTTAAGCAAGAACCGCGCGACCATTTTCTTCGCTAGTTACACTACTACTGATCCTGCTACTGGTCAGACTAGACTTACTAGCCTTCGTCCTGATGGCTGCGGTTTCGCATCTACGCAGCGCCGCTTTGATGGCACTATTACTTGGCAAGGGCCCTCTTTAGAAGAGCAAGAATCGGCCTTGCTTAAGGCTTTTGAGCGTTATGTTAGGGGTGAACCGCTTGATGCGCTGATTTACGGTTGGGTTAATTTTAATGTTTCTGGTGACTTTGCCTAAGATTATTGATGAGTTAGCGCCGAGGTTAAGGGAACTTTATAAGCGAATTCAAGAGCAAGAAGAGGAAATATATCATTATCCTTTCTATAAACTTATTGAAGATTTGAAGAAGCAAGATAAATTATTATTTGTTGAATATGAAGATAATAAATTGATATCTTTCGCCATTGTGGATTTTCTAACTTATGATAAGTTAAAATCGCTTAGAATTATGTATGCCGCCGGCATTATGAATGAAAAGTGGCCAGCATACATTGACTTTTTCGAGGCTTTTGGTAAACAATTCAATATTGATTTTCTAGAAGTTTGGGGCCGCCCTGGGTGGAGCAAATTGCTTAAACCTAAAGGCTTCCGAACTAAGGTTGTGAATTACGTGAAAAGGCTGCAGTAATGGGTAGTGGTAGACAAGTTCAAACTACTCAAAATCAAATGCCGCCAGAGTTGCGGCAATATTTAAACTATATGAATACTAATGTCTTGCCCGATATTGGTAGTGGTCGACTCCATCCTATGATTCCTGCGGATTTTATTTTAAATGCGCCTCTTCATCCGTTAGCGGCTGGTAGTGCTGATATTCTTGGGAATTTCTTAAATAGTGGCTTAATTCCTGCCGCGACTAACGCTGGATTAGCGGGCGCTATAGGACTCAGCCAAGGTAATGTAGCAAGTAATCCTTTAAGTCAAGTTTTTAGTAATCTCACCGGCGACCTTACTAACGCGTTTCGGCGCTTATTAAGTGGTGAAGGTTTAATGGGGGGCCAGATTAATGGTATGCCGTCGGGCTTTGGCGGTCCTTCTGTTATTGTAAGTGGCGGGGGTGTTGGAGATTATAACCCTATGACTAATGTTGATATTCAAGAAGTTATTGATGCTACTAATGATGATCTTGCGCGCGCGTTTCAGCGCAATCAATTGCTTGATATTCGTCGCCGAGCTATTGAAGGTGGCGGATTGGGTGGTAGTAGGCAGGGTATTGCGGAAGGTGTTGCTTCGGAAGGCTTAGGCCGCGCCA